CTCATCAGGATCGGTGACCAACCAGGCTATCCAGGTTTTACAAGGCCCATATATCACTAACACTTATGGTGGAGGAATCAGTTGTCAAGGACCAACTCTCAATGTTACCCCCTATGTTACAGGTGCAGTATCAGCACAGAAACCATATGAAGGATATTATGATGATCCGGTTTATGATATGACTGACAACTTTGGTGCCTTTGATGAAAATGGATTACCTATAGGTGATGGTAGATTAGATAATCCAGGTGATGTTCAATTTTATCGTCCGGTAAGAACGGGACAAAAAGATAACTATAACTTAAGTGTTGGATTCTCTGCAACATGGTCCAAACCCTTAGATAAAAACTTACAAGAACTTTGCAAACAAGCAGCAACAACACAAATCGCATTGCAGCAACAATTAACTGCTAATAAGAGATTAGATTTTGAGATCGCCAGACTTAAGAACTGTGGTGAACTTAAAAAGCAAGGAATCTATTTTCATCCCAAGTCACCATACTATTCAGTATGTGCTGATGTAATCGTCACCAACCCTGGTGGAGTCATTCCTCCTCATAGACACAGTATCCCGGCACCAACATCAAGGAAGGCAGAAGACCTTGGTGGTGCTATGTCACTTACCCCTTAACTTTCTTGCTGCTCTGAATGCTTCGGTAAGTTCTCTTTGCATCTCTCGTCTTTCTTCAACACTATAAACTTGTGGAACTCTACCAAGTTTTTCGTGTATCTTTTTAATTATCTTTTTAACTACAGGTTTAATTATCTTCAGCAAGAAGTCAGCAACTGGTCTTGCAAGTAATGCACTGGTTGCCGCAGCAGCAGCAATCACAGTCGTAGACACAACTGCCTGTGCAGGTGGTAGGTATTCTATAATATCAAAACTATCTTCCTCTAAAGGAACTTCTTCGATAGTTTCTTTAACTGCAGGAACTTTTGATTTTTCTGGAACTAACTTCTTAGTATCAGGAAGTTTAAAATCAGTCTCTGGTGGTTTATATGGAGGTACTTTTGATTCTGGTGTTTTAATATTTCGGTCAGGTTCGTAGTTTATAGGATTAAATGACGGTATGTGCCCATCACAAAAAATCAATGTTCCGTTAGGATCATCATTTATGAGTGCAGTATTTTTCGGGTTCTTTTCTTGATGTGCCTCAACGCAACCAGGCATATCCACAATAGGAAATCCCAACTGCACTGTAACTGGAACAGCAGTAGGTATTGATTGTGGAGGTGTTATTAAATAATCAGGAATCTCTGGTATTGAGAGAGATCTAATATTAATTTCAGGAATTTCCTGCATCAGTCATTCTTAAACAAACCTGCCAAACCACTAAAAAGATGATAGAAAATAATGTAAAGAAAGAATCTATTATCACTATTATTCTTTCGTGTTTTTGCACGATACTTAGAATTATTTTTTTTCAAAAGTCCAGATACTGACATACTACAAACTCTAATTATTCTTTATTATTTAACAATATTAAGGCAATTCTCAGAAAGGAACTGCTCCCCCAGTCATAGAAGGTGTTGATTCGGGAACAATTCCTCCTGTAGCACCAGGAAGTTCTGGCATAGCAGAATCAATCAAACCAGGAAGTGCATCCGTGATTGCTTCCGTAACAGCTTTAGTAACTCGTGACTTTGCATTTTCAACCATAGTATCTTTATTCAGATACACATAAGTACCACCACCGACAACGGCAGCAGATACAGCAAAAGACGCAAGTGCAAGAACATTGATTAGTGTTTGCATTAGATTAACGTACCTTTGGTACGACGAATTTCTTTGAGTTCTTCGAAGTTCTTATTCTTTGTCCCCCCATCGTATTCCCAAGCATATCCTTCTTCAATCATCTGTTCATTCAATGAGAGTTCATCTGTCCCAATATAAAGCCAACCAAGAAGACGACCATACTTACCCATACCACCCACCAGTTCAGTTCTGATAACCAAGTCATCTTCTCCATCGATAGCACCTTCTAGTTTTTCTTTCATCCAGTTGGTGGCATCAAGACCTAACGCCTTCTCTTCAAGATCACGGGTTCTCTTTTCCGGTGTATCAACTCCTGCAACTCTAACTCTTTCTTTCTTGTATAGATCAAACCCGAGATCAATAGTAACGTCAATAGTATCGCCATCGACAACACGATTAATCTCTATCACTCGAAAGTTGTAACAGGATTTCCTGCTCGGTGGTGACATTGCTCCCATAATTGATCTCCTCAGTTAATGCACTGATTTCAGTAACGTACGATGATTTAATCAATTGCAAAGGACATGGTTCTTCACTCATACCTTCTTCAACAAATGCCTTTGCAGGTTGTGCATCAGCAGCAATAGCAATTCCTATAACAGTAATAGCAGCAGAAATAACAGCAGCAGCACCACCAACCCAACGTTCTAATTTGCGGACACGTTGACGAAGTTCTTCTGCTAGTGCATCAGTATCATCAATTTTGTGTTTCAGGAGTGCTATCTCCTGATCCTGATCCGCGTCCTTCTGGTTGATTTGATCCGGCATCGTTCAGTTCTGCGAAGGCCATATTCATAATAGTATATATGTAATAAGTAACGCCAAAAAGAAGTAGTAACATACAAATTACAATACTCCAAGTTACATCCGTAACATCATTCAGTGGTCTCAGCAATAAATTCATCACAACCCTCCGTCATTGATGTGGCAAGTTCTCCACCAATTTCTGCACCTTTATCCTGTCCAAACATTGCTACCCAACCAGCAGCAACCCATCCTATATATGGAATTCCTGTTAAAAAGGATGCGGCACCTGTTCCGATACTAGCACCGACTATCCTTCCGGTTTGCTCCCCACCACCTGCCGCCTTGATACACTCTTCTCTTTTTGCACTCCACTTTCCCATAGAACCTCCTCCCGTATTCGGAGAACCGTTCATTGTATATTGTTGAAAAGTTTCCATCTCTGTATTACCACCAATCCCTAAGAACCCACCATTCTTTTTAATATTCTTTGTAGTCGTCAATACCTTCGGATCATTTGCCTTATACTCAATTACATATCCATGCTTTCCGGCACGGATAACATAAGAACTATAATCACCCAAAGGCAGATCAATTTGAGGCATCTGAGTTCGACTCATCAGATGCCCGATAACACCAAGATGTGCAACTCCAAACAGTGTTCCCACTGAAAGGAGAATCCACTTAAATGGTCGGTTTGACTGGGGGTTCTCCATCTTGTCCTTGGATTTTGATTGGAGCTTGCTCGATTCTGATTGTCTGAGCAGGGGCAGTTTGGGCAGCTGCATCGATCAACTTCTGTAAATCTGCTTTGCTTATACTACCACCAGTGGCAGCAGAACCATTAGATCCATTTTTCTTTGCAGTCTGGACGCCGAACGTCGCTAAAACGCCTGTAAAAACTGAGGCGATGAAAGTTGGATCAAGTTTCTGTTCTGGAATACCAAGAGCAGGTGGGAGTTTAATATACGCTAGAGTAAGAATACCACCAGACCATACTAAAATTCCTAGTCGTACAAACGTTGAAAGAATCGCAAGTTGTTCGTCTGCGTCGTCAACCTTTTCTTTAAGTTTGCCAAGAGGACCTTTCTTTTTAGGTTCCTCTTTTTTGACTTCTTCTGGCATCTACAGCAAGCATGGCTCTGCTATTTATGATTGAAGAAGGTCTACAGTGATGTTTGTATGTTCCAGTTGATTAAATCTTTGACAGAGAACAGAACTTGATTCATGTTCCCATTTACGATATGAATCTTTTAAGATTTCAGTATAATTAGTTCCATCGTTCTGTCTCATTTCATCAGCAACGATTTTCTTAATTAATAGATCTCTTGTTAAGTTAGTCATACTAGAGGTTTAATATCCAACAAAGAGTTCCCAATTATAGCATGAAGAGGAATCTCACAGAACTCTTCTTGGCTGGTTTTCCTGTGTAGGATTCTATTATTTAGTTCCTTAGTTGTCTAGGATAACGATCCTCTGGGAAATAAAGGTCATATGGAAGACTATAATGTCCCATATTCATATAGTAACAATCAAGTGTCCGCAGTCTTTCTATGTCTGTTTTGTTCTCTTTATAGACACTAAACTCCATAATATTCTGACATTTTTGAACTACAGAAGGAGGAACCTGAACTGGTTTTTTAGTAATAGGACTAGTAATAAACACAGGTGCCAGTGCGGCAATTAAGAAATTCATTTGATGTAACCCTCCTCTTCAAGCCATTCACGAGTCATCGGTGTTGGTTCATAGTCAGTCCACATTGTACCACGAGCACATGATTGCAGTGCTTGCATAGTCATACCTTTAGTTTTGCCTGCCCAGTATGCTTCTTTCTCCCAAGGAATGGCATGAGGCATATCCTTATATGTACGCTTAACAAGTTCTTGCCACATTTTGGGAACATCTTCTTCATTATGAATGATGGCAATCATATTGTTTTTAATAGTTCCTGCCATACAATCTTGAGCAGCGTGCCATCCTTCATGACGCATTACACTCATGAGAGTATTTGGGCGATGCATAAATGCCTTATTCAAGAAAAAGTTATTACCAACAGTATGATAGACACCACGATGTCCCACAGGAAAATACTTTTCTTCTGCTAAAAACACATTGACTCCGACCCGATTAAGGGCAATGAGCATGTTGTTGAATTCTTCAGCAACAACGTCAAAATTACGATCGGGATAAGTGTCAGCAATATCAGAGATACTTTTAACTTTAGAGACTCCATTTGTACAATCCCGAAGTAGCATACACCCCATTGCATCCATAGTGTAATAACCCTTGGTGATCTTAGAGTCATCAGCAAGTGCCGGAGCAGACAATGATGCTGCAGCCAACAAACTCATAATAATTTTTTTCATGTGTAATATGCCTCATAATATTTTATGATTCCAAAGGTAGTTATATTACCTTTAGATACCCAATCCTCAGCACACTCATACAATGATTGATTTGTGTACTTTGGAGTCACTCCATCCATTTGATGTCCATATTTTGTAAGTAGACATTTGAGTGCTTGAGCACGAAGTTCAAGATACTTCTCTTCTTGCAATTCTTTATCAGTCATCGGAATTGATTAATGCCAGTGCCAGAGTTCCAACCACCAGGTCCTTCGTGGAAGTTCTCAGAACCACCAGGAGGATTGAGTTGAACAGTTGTATTTTGATTCTTAGTTGCCTTTTGATACATCACCTC